GACCAAGTATGGATATCAATCTCAAGATTAGTATCCTTTTGTGTATGAGATATTGCTCCGAAAACAGCGCCACACACAGCATCTGCTAAGTCTTTAGATTTTTTTCTAGGGTGATCAACACGATTACCCTTCATTATTTTTAGTTCTGACATTTCTTCTAATAATATGGGAATCATTGGTATAGCAACTCTTTCTTCATATATCATCATAGCTAAATCTTCATAATGTTTTTTTGCAACTGAAACTGTGTCTGTTTTAATTCCAACAGCTTTTAATTCTTGTTGAATATCAAATGATTGCCAGCGGTCAAACGAAACAATGCCAATGTTGAATCCAAGCCTTCTTAGATTAACAATCCATTGTTTAACCTCTGATAAATTTACTGGACCTTCTGCTTTTGGTTCCCACCAAGCGACTGCATCTACTATAACTATAGGTGCAACCTGCTCGTAATCTTTAATTACCTGAATATTGACCCATTTATCTACGTGAGCAATTGCCACTGCACACTTGTCATGTTTCTGTGCAAGGTCTGCGTGTATATAATATGTTTTATCTGGGTCAGGTTTAAATGATTCTTCAAACCTTCTAAAACTATCTACTGGATTTCTTAATGTCATACATTTTTCTAGTTTATCTCTTTGCTTAAAAAATGAATCAGAAGAGTATGTTGGCATGCATGCAAATCTCATCATTGCATCTGCAAGGTCTGTGTAGAATGCAATTTTAAAATCTTCTATTTTTCTTGTTGGGTTTACTTCCCATGTAGGTTTTTTAAATGCTAATACTTTTGGAATCTTGTATGAAATTATTGTGTCCTCATCCCAAGAAATTTCAAATTGATTTCCTGGATCATCGTGTGGTAATTCTTCATTAATAATGAAAGTATGTCTTTTTTCAATTGTTTCTTTTTCAGAAATAACTGATTCATATCTCTGAGATATAAAGTCACCTTGATAGCGTGGGAACGAAAGCAAAACAACTTTTCCAAGATCTGGAAAACGAGAGTCTACCGTACCACGAAATGCTTTATAAATATTTTCTGCAGTCTTGCCTTGTTCATTACCAGTACCAACCTCTGATGCAAAACCAGAAATTTCATCAAGCACAGCCATAAATAAGTTTAAACCCTCATGTGATTCACGCTCTGAGTGTCCAGAATAAACAGTTACAGATTTATCAAAATCAATTGAGTCTGCCTTAGCATTAAACTTTCCAGCAAACCAAGGGGATCTTTCAATCTTAGATTTAAAACCTTTGAAGAAAACATTCTTTGCCTGTTGTGCGTTAATAGCAACGTTAATAATATCAATAGCATCTCCTGCAGGCTTACCATAATATATTGCTGGGTCCTTTAAACATAATAGTTTATATACTGTGTATGCACATGCTACTGTAGATACGAAGTCTTTTCCAGATCCCTTGCCAAGTTGCAGAATAATTTCATTCTTGGTGTACTTATTAAAATACCTTGCACCCTCAACATCTCCATACATTTCTTCAAGATCTTCTTTACGATAAATTTGACTCATAGCTTCAACAATTTGGTATTGAATGTCAGAAAGTTTTGGCTGCCCTAAATAGTCTGGAGACTCAACAAATGTTTTTGCATCTACAGGTTTTTCAACAAAGTGATTTTCTTTAAGAACCTCAAAGAAATCATTGAACATCGTGGACAACTGTAATCACTTCTCCTTCTTTTGCAATTATTGAAAGTCTTTGCATAATAATGTCACGTACTTCAGGATGTGATGAAGCAATATCTCTTAAAATTCCAACCAGAACTTCTTGTCTGCGCTCAATCTCAACCATCTCTTCTGCAAGTTCTTTATTTTCAAGAAGACCAGCTTTTTGAAGCATATCAATTCTTCTTGACTCAATATCTAAAACTAATTTAATTCCAGCAGTTTTTGCGCTAAGATTACTTGTCAGGCTTGACTCATCAATAACTTCATAAGCTTTTGTTATTAATTTAGTGTAGTGAGTATCTGCTCCAACTAATGCTTCTTTTGCACGGGCACGTATTGCATCATTAGCAGACGCCATTACCTTCCATTCATTTATTAATTGAACAACACGTGTTCTAGGAATTGATAACTCTTTAGATATTACAGTTGGGTCATTACCTTTTAAATATTCAGTAACAACTGTATTTACTTGGTCCAGGTGATCCACTAAATCTTTTTCAGTTGACATTTTTTTCCTTTGCTATTTTTAATAAAACTAGGTATCCAATTAGATCATCTATGTCGTTATCACCAACATACTCAGTGCCTTTCATTAATCTACTTAGTTTGTCATCAATTCTAACTCTAAGTTGTTCTGCTGGGTCTGCTTTACTAAAAATTCTAACAGGATCTAAAGCAGAATCACCATACGCAATATTTTTTTCAATAAGCATTTGTGCAATAGAATGACATGTTGCCCATATCTTTGGACCACTTGGTGCGCCAGATGATTTTAAGTATAAATCTTGACAACTAAAATCGGAAACATCTTCGTATACTGGTTTAAGTTTCATTATTTAAATTCTCCATTATGACTTTCTCCTAAAGTAAACCGACCAACTATAGAAGATCTTGGTTTTTCATTCGTTATTTGATGTTCAAATCCTTCTTTAAATATAAGAACATCTCCTGGTTCCATAAAATATAGATTTTCTACATCAAATGGACTTTTTCTCAACTTCCAATCATTTGTTCCTGCTAACTGTATTATGCAAGTGTGCCAATCATGACTTTCGTATGGAACAAATTTATCTGAAAGAGAAATTTTTAAAGAAGAATAATTTGATTGTGTATCAAGAATATGGTCTAATTCTGATATCTTATTTCTTATTGATTTAGGGATTGATAATCCCATTGCATCTTCAAAAAAGAACAAGGAAAAAAAGAAAGTCGCATCAGACTCAATTTTATGCTCACCAGAGTTTTTGTCTAAATATGACAATTTTTTGATAGCTATAATATCTTTATAAATAATCTCAAAATTATTTTCTACTGAAAGAGGAACCTTTGGAGTTTTTTTTGTTATTGCACGATTAAGAATATTTAAAATTTCTTCCCAATCTATTAAGTCTTTAAAAAATCCTTTGCCATGATAAACACCAACACTATTCCATTCTTTTTCAAAGTCAGACCTTATGCTATTAATGTTATTCATCTTTTTGATTTCCTTAATCCAAATTTTGCAAGGTATACGTAAATAGTTTCAACGCTAGCCCCACATTCTTTGGCAATGTCTTCTGGAGTCTTTTTATCCATAAGGTACCTCTTACGCATAAAGACTTCGTTTGTATATAGTTTAGCAGCCATAATGTTATTTGTCAACCTCACGCTCAAGAACATTATAATCATACGCATTTGAATCTTCAAGAATCCACTTATCGTAACTTTCAACATCCCATTTATTTGTATTAATTAATCTATTTACTAATAGATCTTTTTTGGTAACAAAAGATGGTTCCTTTATTCTTACTCTGTTGTTTGGCTGTATTGCAAAATTACCATCATCTCTTTGTATAACATGTCCACATTTATGTTGTCCTGGATTTTCAGAATATCCATCATCTAAAATGTTTGTTTCTGGACTATGCCAATCAATTGTAAATAGGTATGTTCCAGGAACATTATTTTTGTTTCTATCAATATAAGACATTCTCATATTAGTTAATGCCTGAAACTTTGTAACAGAAACATGTGAACTAAAAGAATTCCATAAAACAAGATTATGAATTGGTTCTTCTGGAACTTCTGGTTTAGTACAAAAAGCATTTATTGGCATACGCCACCAAATACCACCATCTTCCATCATAAAATGAAAAAGTGGGCTTCTTGCTTTAATGCTTGACACTCCAAAAATTACACAAGGAAAGTATTGATCATGACTATCTATCTGATCTCTTAAAAAATTACCACGGACATAACATTCTATTGGTGGTATGTTTGCATTTAACTCTGGCATTATTTGTCAACTCCAATCGCTTTGCTCCAATTACTAAGAGTCCAGTGCCCAATTCCACAGGCATCTGCTACATCATTATCTGTAATTTGTTTATTGTAAATAGTATTAATAAACTTAATTGTTCTTTCTTTACGAAGATTTCTTTCATAAGATTTATACCATGATATTGATTTACCAGGATTTTTAGAACGAATAAGTAATTGTTCTTCTTTGGATATTTTTTTATTACCTATAAAATTTTGCCAAGTTATTGGAGAAACTTTTCCAATTATTTTAGTTCCTGATTGTCCTGCTGCTCCAAGTATTGCACCTTGAACTAAAGCTAAGTCTGCTGCAGTTTTTGGAGAATTCATAAAAACAGTATGCTCAATTACTATAGCTTCAAATCCACCGTAGTGTGTAAAAAAAGCTTTTACCTTAGCTCCTGCATCCATAACTTTTTCATATATATCGTTTCCTTCAAAATTAATTTTTCCAATTTCAACAAGATTATTGCCACTATAAAGTGCAAAGGCAAGACTATTGGTACTAGCATCTATAGCACATATATTATGTGGTTTAGTCTGTATTCCCCATTTATTCTTGCTCATAGTCAAACAATCCTTTTATTTGTTTTAGCATTTTGTCTACTTCTTTTTTATTTACATTACAATTTTTACAAAATCCAGATTCATTGTAAATAGAAAGCTGTAAATTACATCCGCCAAGACATAATCTTATTTTTCCTATTCTTTTTTGAGTTCTTGTAGTGTGGTATCTTTCTGCAATTTTTTGCTTTGTTGCAGCATTTCTACAGACTTCTCCACAATAAATTTGATAACTTACTTTTGGATCAAAGTTATTATCACATCTTTCACATAGTTTCACTTAGCCCCTCCAGGGACTTAAGTTTAATAACACCAGCTCCAGCATCTGAACATGCTTGCTGAATAGGGCATGTCTTGCATATTTTTGAATTAGATCTATAGTTTTTTGTAGGAAGAGTTCTGTC